CTTTTCATTCGTTTCAACTACAAGTGTTATTAGCTCTGTTGCCACTACACTGCAAGTGTACTCATCCACTGTCAATACTGGTGCCACAACAGCAGCCAACACCGACTTGCTTGCGATAGTTCAGGCTGCAGCGCAAACCGTCTCGGCAGTAACAACTGCGCCCTACCAAATCGAGATTCCATTTAACTTTGCAATTCCAGCTAACAGATTCCTACTCGTGGCGCAATCCGTTGCTCAAAACACCAACGCCAACTGGCAGGGATTGGCGATTGGAGGTGACTACTGATGATTAACGTATTCAGCGTTCCAAAGCCGCAAAACGGTTTTGTCGACGTATTCCCAGGTTTTGCAAACGCCAACACGCAGTGGGTTCCCTGGGAGAAACCGGCAGGTATTGCCATGGTTCGCATCGTCTGCATCGGTGGCGGTGCAGGTGGTGGCAATGGTTTTCCCAGCGCAACTGCCACTGCTCGTGGTGGTGGCGGCGGTGGTGGTAGCGGTGGCATTACCACAGTAGAAATCCCGGCTCCTTTATTGCCAGACATCCTGTACGTTTCAGCAGGCATTGGTGGTAACGGGGCTGCTTCTTCAACTACTGTTGGCCTCCTTGGAACTGCTGGAGTTGCTTCGTTTGTTTCAATTGCTCAATCCACAGCAGCTATTTACACCGTTTGTTTTGCCAACGCAGGCGCTGCAGGTACAACTGCGGCTTCTGCTACGGTTGTTGGTAACGCTGGTAACGCAGGTGCTGTGGCAACAGTTGGTGCCGCTCTGCTTGCCGGATTAGGTACTTTCGTTGCTTACGCTGGACAGGGCGGTGCTGCCGGTGGTGCAGTCGCTAACGGTGCAGGGGGAAACATCACATATCCAACGACCGGACTACTTCTATCCGGCGGTGCAGGCGGTGGAGGTGGCTCTACCGGTGTGGGAGGCAACATCACAGCACCAGCATCTCAGACCGCTGTCTTGAACCTGTTTCCAACGTTGACTGGTGGTGCAGCGGGCGCTACGGCTGGCAACGGCTCTGGAGGCCATAGTCGCCAAACTCCCCTACTTTCTACCGGTGGATCAGGCGGTGGCTGCAACAGCGGCAACGCACTTGGTGGCTACGGAGGGGACGGCGGTTTCGGGTCCGGTGGTGGAGGCGGTGGCGCTGGTGGTACCACAGGTGGAAGTGGCGCTGGTGGAAAAGGTGGCGCAGGCCTGGTTCTAATTTATTCTTGGTAGACGGGGTACAATTGGTTCCTTCACCGTCATAGTGTTTGTTGACAATGGCAAAACCTCGCCTGCATCTGATTGGGATCTTTCACACACAGGCAACCAGTCAATACTCTCACTGTGCATTCACTGGTAAGGCTTTGCGTTTTCCCAAGATGATGCAGGCGTATGATTACGAGGTGATTGAATACAGCAACGAAGGAAGTGAAAGCACTGCAGACGAGCATGTAACAATGATGAGCCTTGCTGAATTTGAAGGGCTCTTTAATCGCAATGAGACTGACTTCCATGGAAACGACGCCACCATTGGAAGCAAGGGTCATCAACTGTTTGAACAACGTTTGGTTCCAGCCTTGCGCGAGCGCTTGCGGCCGCAGGATATAATTTGCCATCCTTTTGGCCATGCACACCAGCAATTAATGGCTGAATTTCCTAATCATCAACATGTTGAAACAGGAATTGGCTACCCTACTCTGATGCCAAATAGTTTTCGTATTTTTGAAAGCTATGCCTGGATGCACTACCACCAAGGTAAGGAAGGTCGCAATGGAAAGAACTACGAATGGGTGGTGCCTAATTATTACGACTTGGATGACTGGGAGCCTAATTATGAACCTGGCCAATACCTTGCCTTCTTGGGTCGCATTACTCCTCTGAAAGGCATTGATACGATTAAGGCGATTGCCGACCACAGTCCTTGGCCCATTGTGCTCCATGGCCAAGGAGATCCGTCTCCCTGGACCCATCCAAACATTGAATATAGAGGGCCAATAGCAGGGCGCAAGCGTTCTGATTTTCTGCGCAATGCTCGCGCTTTATTGGCTCCAACAGTATTCACTGAACCGTTTTGTGGCATGGCCGTTGAAGCCATGCTATGTGGCACTCCAGTGGTGTCCGTAGATTACGGTGCCATGACTGAAACTGTCATTCCTGGAGTTAGCGGATTTCATTGCCACACTTTGCAGGATTGGGTGGATGGCATTCATGGCGTGGGGGGTTTGGACCGTCGAATGATTGCCACAATTGCTCGCGACAAATGGTCGTTAGAAACTTGCGGGAAGCGTTATGACAAAATCTTCCAGCAACTAAACGCTTTGTACCGCAATGGTTGGTACGAACTTAGGGAGATTAGTTTCAATCAAATTGCACACGAAGAAGCTCCTTTTGCTGAGCGTTTAGCAGAATGGATTTCTACCAATATCAATCCGGCAAGTGTATTGGACGTTGGCTGCGGCCCTGGTATTTATGTGGACGCATTGAGGAGTAGGGGAATTTCCGCTATTGGCATTGATACTGATGATCGCGTGGTAGGCAAGCCTTATTTGCGTCAAGAAAGTCTATTTGAAAATGAAGATACAGCCGAAGTCGTAATCTGCCTTGAAGTTGCCGAGCATATTGCAGAGGAACAAGCAGACAACGTAGCGGCTTGTGTTGCTGCCAATGTCAAACTCGGCGGCATCTTAATTTGGAGCGCTGCGCACCCCGGCCAAGGCGGCACTGGTCACATTAACTGCCAGCCAAAAGCTTACTGGGAGGAATTATTAACCTGGCACGACCTTGCACGCGACGAGGAGCTAGAGCAACGGCTCGTGGATCATGCTAAAAATGGTTATCACATGGGCTGGTTTGTCCAGAACGCCATGGTATTCAAGCGTTAGTGCTTGATATTTTTGGGCATTGTGCAATGCGGGTGATATGGATGCACACAATGTATATACATTTTTGAAATCATTGCCAAACCCGCCGAAAACAGACACAGCCCGACAACGATTTCCATGGCCACTAAAAAGCTTGTTTTATTGTAGCTTCCAGGTGATGCGCAATTCTCCCCCCAAAGCCTTCACGTCATCGCTCGCGCTTTCTGGGGCTTCATGAACAATCATCACCGATGGCACCACTGCATTCGGCAATGGCGTGATAGTGGCTTGCGGGAATAACTCTTGAGCCTTTTCGGCAAGCTTGTCGGCAACAATCTTTCTCTCCTCTTTTTCCCATTGCTCCACTAGCTCTTTCGCTTGCGCATCCACTTTCTTGAGCGTATTGTGCGTTTTCCATTCAGTCCAAAACGGGAAGCAATATTCAAGGAGCAGGGGAAACCATGGGAACAGGCGAACGCGAGACCATTGCTTGGCCACTTCTAGCGCCAGCTCATAACAGAGCGCAAGAAGAACCGTTTGCTTGCTCATCCTTCTTGATAAACACTGACGAAGACCTTCCCTTTCCTGTAGAGAGGAAGCACCTTGTCAATTAGATGGCGGTTATGCGTGCGAAGACAACCATGAGTGCCCACAAGGGGCTGCATGGGCGCCCAGGCGCCAGGCCATCCCAAGGCAGAGCCACCACCATGAAGGCCAATCCCAGCCCGTCCAATGCCCGTCTCTTGGTTTTCTAGGTCAATCATGTCATAGAAGGCCCAGCCATAAGCCATTAGGGTGCGGTCAAAAGTGGGATTATTGCCGTTGATGGAATAATCGTTGTAGAGCTGACCGAGCTTGTAGAGGCCAGGAGGCGTATCAGACCTTTGCACTTTCCATTCGTAATCGCTGTATTGACCACGCGCAAGACACGGCACTTCCCATAGAAGCTTTCCCTCAAAAGAGAAAGCTTTCATTGTCTCAGTTTTGTCATTTACTACCAAATGAGAATCATTTGCAGTAAAGCCAAAATCTTGCGGACGCTTCTTGGGGCCAGCGAGTGTCATGGTTGATGCGCTAGTTTCTGGAGCCCATTGTTTCATGAGCTTGGATAGTTTGACTGGATAGTCAGGATCAGTTGCATAGCCCTGCTCTTTCAACATGCGAGCAGCCGCGTAACGATTTGGGGCATTATTGATGCCCTTGAATTGCCCCCAGTTTTTATACCAGCGGCTAACCAAATATTCAATGCAAGCTTCAATCGATGGGAAATCAATGAAGTCCGCTTTAATTGTCACCCACTGCCCATTGTAAAACTCTTTAGTGGGCACATTCGATCCACCCCCCTTGAGTCCCAGGTAGTTATTTTTGCCAGAAGTATGCTTGCCAAAGCCACTTTCAAGGCAGCACTGAGCAGCGACTAGGTCGGGAAACTTGGCGCCAAACTGGACGCCCAGTTTTTGGCACTGATTCCAAAAAGCACGCTGCTCGTCAACCATTAGGGCTTAGCGCGGAAAATGGTCTTCAGACCTTCCATGATCAGTTGCAGGATGTTATTGCTTTTCCACGGCGAGTGGTCAAGAATTTGATCTGCAGCAGCAACAAGAATGCCGCCAATCACAAACCACTGAATGGGTTCCATGCTTCTGAAGCGTTTTCTAAATCCTAACGCTTGATTTCCAAAGATCGCACACGCGACTCCAAGGCTCTAATATTCTCCGTCAGATCATCAAGTTTTTCAGTGATATTTTCCACTTGAGTGGTAATTTTCACTTGCTGATGGCCAATGCTCATCATCATGCCACCAGTGGCAAGAAGCATGCCAGCCGTAATGCTAACAGCCAAGTTAGCAAGCTTATCCTGCCATTCTTCCATTGGTCGTTGATAGCATTTTCTCACATTCTACATCTATCACCGTTGTCTCTTTTGGTCTTGTAAGCTTAAGGCAGGTCAATTGAATATTGCCATGGGGATGAGAAATGGACCAAATGAACTCCTCCATTCGCTCACTGAATTACGCCCAGGCGACGCCAAAAGACGTTATCGAAAAAGTATCTTTGAAGACTTTCCCACGAGGGGAGCGTTAGGTCATTGCACTTGCGCTTATTGCGGCGTGTGGAATGAAAAGCTAACGATTGATCACATTGTGCCTAAAAGCAAAGGCGGTCCGCACTTTGCAAAATGGAACAACATCCCTTCATGTTTGGCGTGCAATGCAGACAAAGGAAGCCTGCCATTGTTTGAATGGTGGAGACCCAAGCAGTTCTGGTCTCAAAAGCGAGAAGAAACACTTCTTGCTTGGATTTACGCTCATAGTTTTGTGAGCGCTCACACTGACATTGGAGATTGGGAGCAATGGATGGAAGAAACTCAACGGGTGCTGCCAATTTATGAACGTCCCAAAGAAAAAGCGGCCTTCATGTGGCCGCCTTCTTTGCAAGTGAGACTAGCCAGTTAGCTAACCGGCTGAAAGAATGGTTCCGAAGGCCCCTGTCTAGTGCCAGGCAAGGGGCAAAAGCCATCAGGGCATCCGCTGGCCATGTAATCATCAGGGTCGTATTGAACACTTGACACTGCTTCCATCGGTTCCTTCATTGCCTTGCCAAGCATGGCCTCTTCCATTTCGCAAAGACCAATCAAACGCTCCAAATACCATCGAGCTTTTTTAAGGTCTTCAGCTCCATTCTTTTTAGAATAGCGCCAAACATATTTTTGAACATTGCCTTTGAGGAAGCCCTTAAATTCCTCCAGGCTCATGGAAGCCTCAATGGCTTCAATACATTGAATGCTTCCGAAGCTATCGGCATAATGTGCAGGGCTATTCACTGGATCGTTCATCATCAGAATTGGTAGTTGTTTGCTTGAAAGGCTTCAAAAGCTTCAGGGGCAATGGGAGTAGCAAGCTCTAGGAGAGCTTTTGCATAAGCAACAATCTCCCCTTGAGCGCCATGGCCAATGCGCAGAGCAATGAAATGGAGCAGGGCCTGCAAAGAGCACGTCCAAGTGAAGGAGGTGTACATACAAGCGGGCAGAACGCCCCTTGCCTGCTCTCTGCTAATACCCGCCATCACCATGGCTCCATAAGCCTCCTGGGCCGCCTGAATGGCCTCTGCATAGGCATTGAAGGCAATGGCTGCTTCACGCTTTGCAGCAGGACCGTCTGAAGCTTGGCGATTATTTTCGCTTTGCTTCATAAATTCCAAAGGCACGTAAAAATCCACGTCGTCTGCTGGGCAGTAACGAAAGCTTTTCTCATTCCAACCCAGTTGATCATCAACGTAAGTGGACGCCACTGTATGCTTCCACCATTGGCGAGCAATGAACAATGGTGCTTTGACGTGCCATTTGAAGACCACGCCCCTAAAAGGAGAAGTGTGGTGCTCGCGAGCCAAGTAGTTGAGAAGTTTTGCGTCCTTGGTGGAAAACTCCTCAGAGCGAGCTTCAAAGCTTTGGCGAGCATCATTGACAATGGAAAGACTGTTTCCCATGAAATCAACCAGCATCACCAGGCTTTTTCCATCGCTCAATGGATCCAGAGAAGGGAAAGTCATGACTTAGAAGAGTTCGGGGCAACCAAGCAGCGAATGGTAAAGGCCGTGAGCCACCATTGCCAAAAGGCTAAATAAAACGATGGAAAAAGAACGGGATGCAAATGCTGAGCAACCAGCCGCTGATAGCAGAAGAAATGGCGGCCGTAATGAGCAAGGTGAAAAGATCCTTGTCGCTGTCTGAGGCTTTCATGGGAACAGAGGAGGGCTCGCCAATCATAGTCGTAGCAGTGCTTTTCGGCAAGCCGTCCTTTCTTTTTCGGGCCTCCCGCCATGACTTTTTACACTTGCTTCGCTATTTGCGAATAGCCTATGGAAAGAAGGACGACAACGATGAGCTTTGTAATTCCCGTGCAGTTTGCCTACAATGGCAAAAACTACATGAGTCAGATGGGGCCTTTTAATCATTCAACTGAGCGCGAGTTTGCTCTCACCGTAAACCGTCGCGCCATTGATGATTGCACAAGCCTGCAGCAGCTTAAGCCCGTAACTAAAAATCTTCTGGAAGGCTGGTCATCCATGCAAACCGCCTTCCAAGATTTAATGATTGAAAACATCAAGCTTCGTCAAGCTCTTGATAAAAGCCGATTGGATGTTGAAGCCGCCGAAGAACTGTTGGTGCAGGCTAGTTCTGTAATTGACGGTCTGACAAAAAAGAAGCAATCAGCGCAAGCCAGGCGGAATCTTTGGCCATGGTAGGCGTGAGCAAAAAGATTGTCCAATTGCTCGTATAAGCGAGATTGTATTTGCGACAATCTCTTTCATAGCCAGAGCCAGTGACGTGGCGGCCACGATTGTAAACGCCACCTTGGATTTCGATGCCAGTGCGAGAGATGGGATGAGCAAAATCTAAGCGGTAGCGCTTGGAACGTTTTGACTTAGCGTGGCGCTCTTGAAAATCTTTTTCCCACGCATCAATATCAGAAAATTCTCTTTCAAGAATTAACTTGGGATAGTGTGCTTGCCAGAGGCTGAGAAACTGATCTTCAAGAGCGCTCAACAGCTAGACAGCAGCTAGATGCACTGTAGCGCCTTGATTCTGGTAGTGGCCAGAATAGGCTTCTTGCACATCACTGGTAAGGCGATAGAGCATGATTTGCACAATCCCTTCATTCGCATAGATGCGAGCCGTAAAAGGCGTTGGATTGGCAATGTGCATGGTCAAGTAACCAGACCAGCCAGGCTCAATGGGCGTCACGTTGATAATGATGCCACAACGAGCGTAGGTGCTTTTCCCATCGCACAAGCCCATCACATTGGTGGGCATGGAAATCAGCTCAAGGCTGGTTCCAAGACCAAAAGAAAAAGGAGGAAGCTCAAAGAATACGCTTCCTTCGCGATGAACCAACCCAGATCGGTATGGAATGATGTCATCCGCTTTCTTGGGGTCTAGCGTGAGATTGGACCTGTAATCTCCTTCGTCTGTGAAGACGAGAAACTCTTTCGGGGAAAGGCGAATGTCATAACCTGCCTGGGAAAGGCCATACGAGATGGCCTTGGTCCCATTGGACAGGGAGCGTCGCTTTTCCCCAACGTAAGGCGTAAAAATGTCAAGCTCAGCGAGCTCAGCAATTTCCTTATCGTTGAGGAGGCTCATGGCTCAGAACAGATCGTCGGAACTGCCGCCACGATTGTCCCAGACGCTGGCGTAGCCTTTGGGGGCTTCGCGATCAGCACCTTTCACCTTCACGCTGCCCGTGTAGCCAGGGGCACGATCAGAGGTTTTCTTGGTGTTTTCCCACACTGCAAGATCAAGGGAATAGTTGCCACGCTCATTGGGGCCAGCCTGCTTCAGTGCGTTGAGCACGTCAGGGGTGAGGTCGATTGCAGCAGTGATAGGGGGCCGATTGGCCATGGTGTTTCTCCGTGGGAGGGATGGTAGCCCGTTTGGGCCCGCTCATCTTACCCCCTGTCCTCCGTAAGGGCAAATGCCCTGCCACCTGGGTAGTGCGCTTTGAAGTATCTCTTAACAGTGTCGTGCATGGTGCGCTGTTGACTGATCAGCTCAAACCCATCAAGGTGGAGCAATTGCAGGGAGGGCTCCACCTCTTTGTTCTCAGGGTCGTAACAGGCGATCACGCACCATGCTTCATCAATGGAACAAGAGTAAAGTTGTTCTGCCGCCATGGCATAAGCGCCCAATTGCCGCTTGTAATCTGCCAGTTGGTAGTCAGGCTTTTCTTTGTAACTGGTTTTCCAATCGACGAGCGCCACCGATCCGTCCCCCATTGCCGCCACCATATCCAGCGTGCCGCTGTAGCCAATGTGATCTTCCTCGTGCCACCATGCCACTGCGCTTTCTACAAGGATGGGCGTTTCAATGGTGGCAAGGAATGGCTCCACTGCTTCAAAATATGGCAGCCAGTCTGGAGCTTTCTCTAGGTGGTGCTCAATGTCTTCTCCATTGAAATGATCCTCAATCACGCCGTGCATCCATGTGCCGCGATTAGCAGCAAGCCTGGTGCGCCTCTTGGCTTCCTCCTCCCCCACTCGTTTGCGCCAGTTGATTAGCGCCATGATCTTTCCCACGGGAGCCATGGAAGAAAGCACAGTGGTGGTAGAGGGCAGGAGCATGCCCTCTGGCACGTTTGGAAAGCCCAAGCATTGGTAGTGCCTTTTGCCGTTGAGACTGATGCGACGAGGCTCAAAGGGCTGTAGAGCAAGCATGGGAAGGGAGGCAAGACCCGGATCGTAACAGGACTTTCCTATCGTGACGGCACGCAGTAGTTACCGCTGCGGTAGTAGCCCAATGGGCAGGAGCCGCCGTTGTAAAGCAAAGGCTGGTTACAGGCGTCTGCTGGCAAGGCGAAAAAAGCAGCAATGGAAAGGAGAATGAAGCATTTCATTTCGTTAAGTCAAAAGAAGGGCGAATCTTGCCAGTGTCGCGATCCCAGCAAGCATTACAGTCAGGGCATTGATAAGCCACAGTTCGGTCCCGGTCACGACTATATATGCCTTGCACTCGTGAGAAGAATTTTGCATCGCCAAAAAGATGCCGACTTTCTTCTGGAATGCGCTTTTCATGCCATAAGCTTTTACACTTTGGACAATTGGCAAGGAGAGTAAGATCAATCATTTGCGGGGGTCAAAATAGCTATAAAAATTGCCAAAATGTATGGCAAGAAAACAATGGCAACTAGAGTAAAATTCATAGTTCGTTAAGTGGAGAATTGTCACTATTCAAAACAATTTCCCCAGCAAAGGCCCGCGCTAGGCGGGCCGCCGCCAGGTCTACTGCTTTCCCTGCACAAACACTTGCACTCCTTTGATAGCCTGTTCAACAGTGCCTTCAGTGCAAATGGCTCGCAGCGCATCAATTTCCTTTGCCATTGCAGCCTTGGTAATCTTGATGCCTTTTTCCTTAGTCCATGAGGTGACCATGGTTGTGACGACATTGGCAAACATTGCACTGTCTTTCACGTCGTCGCCCCTGGAAAGGCCAATGCCTTCCAAACCTGCCTTCACGGCTTGCATGCTGTTTTTGCGCTCTCCATAGCCAAGGGGGTCTGCATCCCCGAAAGCAAGAAGCGCTGCCTTGCCATCAAAATCTGCCTCATTAGAAGTGCCACCAGTAGCCTCCTGAGGCGAAGGTGCAGTCGGCTTGGCCGCAGGAGCAGGCTTTGGGGCTTCTTGCTGAAGCGGAGGCTTAGCTGCTGGCTTCTCGTCGTCTGCCTTGGGAATGTCTTCGCCGGAATAGAGCTTGAGGCCAAGGCCAGTAAAGGTGGCGATGCACTTGACACTGGCGCGTTGGATGTTGTCGCTCACCTGACGAGCATCAAGCTCTTTCACTGCATTGTGCTTGTTGTCCATGATGGGAAACACCAGCGCAGGAGTGCGACGAGCTCCGTCCGTCAGATAGGGACGCAGAAGCCAGCAGCCCTCTTTGCCAAACACAGGCCAGCCAATGGTGCTCTCCTCAAAAGCAACGAACAGAGCAGGGAACTGTTCTTTCAAATAGCGGAAAGCAAAAGGCCAGGAAAGATAGGACAGGCCTTTGTAGTTTTTCTCTACATGCTCACCAATAGGAAGTTCATAGGCAGTGGTAAAAGCCTCAGGGGAGATTTCGAGAGGAGTGAACATGCCAAGCGAGCGTTCGGTCATCATGGTCTGAGAAACATTATCCATGGATTGAAAATCAGCGGGGTCGTAGGTGAAGATGGTATGAGAGGGCAGGCTAATCACGGTTCAATGGAGGAGTCAAATTTGTAGCTGTTGTCATAAAAAATGACAAGCTTTTGAGGCTTTTGGCCTTCGTATGTGACAAGACTGGATCCGGGAAGCGGCCAATCAGTGACCAAGCGAATGTCACTCACTCGCTCAGTGTTTTTCTCGTCATAGCCCTCCTCCATTGCTCCTTGTTCAAAACAAAGAAGTACTTCAATGTCGGGGCCAGCAACGGCTTGCGCTTGGTTGAGAAATTGAAGCAGCTCGGACAGTTTCATGATTCAATAGTCAACAAAGATGGCGGCAAAGGGTTTGCATTCGTCTTCGGGCGTGCATGTTTCCTCAAGGGCATCGCCGGGAAGATTGTTTGAATCAGACGAAAGAACACGAAAATAAATGTCTCTTAAGTCGTCGTACTGTTCAACATCACGGGCCTCATCTGTAATGTGGCCGCCTATCTTGATGTCGCCATACTTGTCAATGGCCTTGTCGCAAAGAGAGCGCAGTTTGGACAGTTTCATGATGCGTCGGAATGGTTAGAAAGAACGGCGTAATCAATACAGGCTTCCCATGCCTCGTTTGCAAAAGCATTACTGCCTTCCCATGCGGGCACCGATCTAATGAGGCGCTCAAGGGTTTCAGAGCGGGACAGGCAGGCGTGCTCGGCAATGCTGCAAAGATGGCTGTAGGCAGTGTCAGACAGGGTGAAGTGCTTGCGATGCTTGCCGCCCTCATAGGGGCTTCTGGGCATGGTTGATGCTCGTGGTTCAGGCCCACAATAGCCAGCGAGAAGCCTTTCGCAAGTATGGTGGCCATCAGAATGTCTTATGGTTGCCGCTGGTTGCGACTGCTGAACGGAACTGGCATGATGGTGGACGCCGTTCCCATTGCCCATGTCATTCTCAATACTGGACCACCTTGATTCACTTGAGAAAAGCAACGAGCCTGGCAAGTATCAATGTCCAGCTTGTGGAGGGAATGACTTTACTGTCAACAAAAACACGGGCGGCTACAACTGCTGGCACGATCCATCCCCTGCTCATCGCGCTGAAATTCGCGACACCTTAGCCCCTCTCACTCGTTGGGAGAAACCTTCGCGGGATCCTGGTCGTTATCAGTTCGACTATAGGAACGGCGATGGGAAGGAAGTGGTGAGGGTGCATCGTGATGACACTTCAGGCAGCAAGAAGATTTGGCAAGAATTTCCCACCATCAAAGAAGGTGGCAATCACAAAACTCAACTGCAAGAAGTAAAGGCTGGCATCCTTCCATACAAATATTCGGAAGCCGTTGCTGAAAGTGAAAAGACTGGCCTCCCTGTGTTCATTGTTGAAGGGGAGCTGACTTGTGAGGCCATGTGGGCCATTGGCCTGCCTTGTGTCACCTTCCTTGGCGGAAGCAAGCAGTATCGCACCAACGGCGACTATTCCCATCTGTTTAGAAGCGTTCAGGCAGTGCTGTGCCCTGATAGGGACCAGCAGGGCGTGGCCTTCATGGCAGAAGTGGCAGCCGATAATCCTGGCGCACAGTGGCTTTATGCAGATCCTCGCAGTTGGGAATGGGACAATCTTCCAACTGGCAACGGCTATGACATTGCCGACTACATCGAAGAAGGCGCCACTAAAGACGACTTACTGGCCTCCATTGGAACTAATCGCCACCAACGGCGAGATGGTAAGCCATCGTACGAAGAAATCATTTCCACCATTGAAGGTTTTGTTGGGTTGTATGCCAATGATGCTCGCATTGCTTACGAAGCTTCTGCATGGTTAGAGCAACATGGCGTGAAGATGAGTCAGCAGAACGTTGACAAGATTGTCGAAGAAGCGAAGGGGCGCATCTATGGCAGGGAAGAAATTGAAACCATTGATGCTATGACCATCGCCAATTCAGACAAGGCCAGGGAATGGCTCATTGCAGGCATCATGCCCCTTGGCAGTGTGATGCTCTTGGCGGCATCCGGCGGTACTGGAAAAAGTACCGTTGCTTACAACTGGGCGTTAAACATTGCCCAGGGCCAGCCATGGAGCGGAAGGCGTTGCATGAAAGGCAAAAGCCTCATCATTCAAAGCGACGAACCCTTGGTAGATACCAGCGAGAAACTGGGAGTAATTGGCTATCAAGATGCAGCTTTGGAACCGGGCACCATTTGTTTCTGGGAAAGCTGGCGTTTTGCCCACATGAAACAGCTAGAAGACTATGTAAGAAGGCACCGCCCTTTGTTCGTCACCATTGATAGTCTCACTGCCTGCCTTGCAGGAATGAATGTTGACTTAATCAAGAGCAACGCTGGCGATGTAATTTATGGCCTGCGAGATATTGCTAATACCTATCGCTGTTCGATTCTCATTCTTCACCATTTGAACAAGAGTGGTGGCCTGCGAGATTCGACCAGCTTTGTAGACAACGTTAGTGAGGTGGTGAAGCTCACTCGCTCTGAGGGCAACTTCGACCCTAATGAATTCACTCTTGAATGGCTTAAGAGTAGGAGTGGTCTGACAGGCAAGCATTCCCTGCAGCGTGACAGTTTGAACTATGGCTGGCGCTATACAGGCCCCATTGGCGGTTCGCTGGAGGAACTGGATCAGGCAGTTAACACCATCAACATGCGCAAGACTGAGCGCTTTAACAAGCAGCAAGTGGCTTCTTTGGCTGGCAATTGGGACGTGGCAGCTATTGGCAAGATGCTGGAAGTGGCCAGGAGACAAGGGCTGATCACCAGTAGCTTTCAAGATGGTCCCAATGGAGAAAAGACAAGGATGTATCAATCTTGGGACTACCAAGAGCCAGAGTTCAACTTTGACCCTGCTCCTCAGTTTGTCCCTGTAGAGGCAGAAGAAGAAGACTTTTTCTAGACTGTTTTCATTCCATTGAAAAGACCATGGCCATCATCTGGGACCAATCGCCTCAGGCTTCCGAAGAGGAAATTGAAAAGATCATTGAAGAAGCTGAGCAAGATTATGAAGTGAAAGCAGAAGTGGAGGAAAGGGCCAGGCAACTAAAAAGCCCCTTTCGGGGCTTCGGTAATTAAGGGATGGACCTCAATCCTTAATAAGCTTTGCCTCTATTAAAGGCTCCTTACGGGGCCTTTTTGTTTGCCTTGTTGGTCTGCCAGCGAAGACGCTCCATCTCTCGGCGCTCGCTTCTGTCCTTGCCATAAAGCCAATCCTGCATGGACTGACCAGGCTTCGGGCCGTTGCGAGGCAGGCGAATGATCTTGCCTTGATCGGGCTCGGAAGGGTTCATTTGAGGCGCGTGCGAGGCACAAGGCGAGGATCGCTGTGCTTGTAGGTGATGAGCCAATGGGTGATGGCTTCCTTGTCCACCTGCGGCTTGGCACACCACTTTTCCAGCCATTCCTTGGAATAACCATTGGCGCTAAGCCATTCATCCGTGTGAATTTCAGGAGCTATGCCGTAGTCCATTGATTTGGAGGAAAGGACTTCCCGATGCTAGCCCCATCGTCAAATTTCATGTGCCAATAAAAAACTGGCACACGGCTTATTGATTTTCGGAAAAATCTCTTTACTCTGGTTCTCGTAAGGGCTCACTTACGCGCACTTACTGCAGAGAGAGCTTGTGATAAAGCAAAAGCCCTGCAACCCTTTCGCTAGAGCGCCTACGCGCACCAGCGAGCCCCCAGGCGAGCTTTTTCACGGCGCTCTTCTCTTCAATTCCCCTCTAAACTACTGAGGCGAATTTCTTTCTTCATGATCAAACCGCCTTTTCCTCCTGATCGTCTTCCGACTATGGAGCATGCGGGAGTTACCATTGAACCTTTCGTTCACCATGGTTTCTCGCAACCAAATCGTGGCCCCTCTCCTAAATCTCGCACTCTCTATGGTGCTCGTGATATTGCAGGTGAACGCCACTGGCGAGGAAGTTATGAAGAAATCGTCTCTTTAATTGATCGCAACTTTGAAACCCCTGCTCTTGCTAGTGGCCTTGCATCATGACTGACATTGAACCGTTCCTCAAAGAACTAGAAAGCATCAAGGCAAATCAAAAAGCATTGGCTGAAAAGGAAGCACAATGTAAAGCAGATCTTCTTGCGATTATGCAGGAAGATGGCCTTGAAAAAGAAGAAAGCCCTTATGGCACCATTCGCATCCAGCGTCGTTATGAAAAGGACTATGGAAGCGAAATTGCAGCGATGGAGAAAGAGCTTAAGGATGCCAAGAAGCTAAAAGACGACCTGGGTGACTATGAAATCCTGGGCTTCAAAGATAGCTTGGTGTACACACCTCCCAAGGATTTGTTCTGACAATGGACAAGGATGCCATTGAGCGCCTGATTGATGCAAAAATTCTTGCTCATGAAAGGCGCATTGGTTGGATTAGTGGCATTGCAGGAGCACTCTTCATGGGTGCTCTTTTTCTTTTACAATAAGTCAGCATTTCCTGACGGCCATGAGCCTCACCGCTTCCTCTCCATCGCCCTTCCTTTCTCAAGAGGAATGGCAAGAATTGCAAGCATTACGCAAGGCTATTACAGACAATCCTGCTAGTGTTGCACCATGGAAGCAAGAGCAATTTAGTGCCTTGTTTGCTCGTTCTCTCATGGGGAAAGGTGATCCTTCCTTTGACTAAACATGGCCCGTCCAGATATTTCTTTTGAAAGCACCGAGCAGCAGTTGGAATACAGCCTGAAGGTGCTCACACAGGCAGGCTTCACTCCATTGCAAATTGAACGCATTCGCAATGAAGTGGGTGTTGGTAAAAACAAGATTCCTTACGACAAGGAAAGCACCGGCTGGCGACGCTTCATGGTGCAAGAACTTCTTGCTGCTCGCATGAGCAATAGGCAAATCTCTGAAGTACTCAATCTATCCAAGGAAACGGTTAATGCTGATAGGAAGCATAATCGTGACATTTGGACCCAGGAGATTCTCAAAAGTCAAGACACCTGGCGGGCGCAATTACTTCGCGAACAGGCAGAGCTTAAGGAGATGGCAGTGCAAGGCTTTCATGCCAGTAAGAAAAAGCGCATTACTACCACCAATGATCGCACCAATGAAACCACCACGAGAACTGAGGAAACGGCTGGAGAAAGTAGCTTTTTGACAGTCGCAAAAGGCTGCCTTGAGCAGCAAGCTAAAATCCTTGGTCTGTTTGACATTAAGCCTCAGCAAGAAGAGAAGAGTGGCTACAAGAACTTTTTGGATAGTCTCTCGTCTCAAATTGCCAAGATCAAAGAGGCAGAACAAACAGCTACAGACCGTGCTGTGGCCATTGAAGCCAAGGCAGAATTTGATGAAAATGGCGAACCCACTGGTCAAAGCAGGCCAATGCTTTCAGCATGCGTTGAAAACGACGAGGATGATGAAAGCGAAGATGATGAAGAATAATTTCTTTGTGATGTGCCCCTTGACAATGGCACACCCAACAGGCACACTGGCATTGCCCCTCACTTTCCCATGGACTTTTCTAGCGTTAACGATTTCCTAAAGAAAGCCACCTCAGCCAAGAGCCGAGAGCGCCAAGTGATTGATGACGAGCTTGACCCGTTTCTTTCAGACCCGGCTACTTTTGGTGTGACGCCTGAACTGGCAAAGACCATTGATGGCTTAAAGCACAAATATGGCGATGAAGCTTTTCGTCAAATTGGCATCTTTTGCCTAGGAAAATGGCTGGAAGTTCATCAGGAAATATTGAACCAGCACATTGAAAATGACGCAATGGATGGAGCGTTATTGACAATGAATGACATCAGCAAACTGACGCTAACCATTCAAACCGTTGATGGCATTGGCAGTTTTGGTGGTGATGAAGATTGGAAACGCATGCTGAAAAACAGCGTTGGGCAAGCGTTTCTGGAACACCTTGAAGAAGATGGTCTTGACCCTATGTCCTTTTTTGGCAGGAGGAAATCATGATCAACGGCAATGTAATGGACACTTATGCCATCTACTTTGAAGACGGTGATCAGTTTTCACTGACTGCCAAAGACAGCTTCTATGCCCATCGAATGGCCTTAGAGCTGGTGCCTAACAAAAAGGTGGTCAGGATAGAAAAGCTTGGGCAACAAGAGAGTGGTGAACAATGACTTCCCCATCGCTCCCTCCCATGATTAGCCTTTGCATTCCACCAGTGCTCAAGGCTGAAGCAGAGCGCTTGGCTGCTGAAGAGCCATCAGTGCATCCAGCATGGAGCAAGATTTCAGCACGAGGCAAGCACTTTGTCCTTCGCACTTCCTCCATTGAGGACATTGAGGAAGTGGCTGACTGGGCGCGATCATGGCTGACGGAGCCTGCAGAGCCTCTAGACAAGGCTCGTAGGCAGGCTTTTCAGAACGTTGTAGAGCGAGCAGGGCGCCATGTGCATTTGGCTCCCATTGGCTCTTGTCACTTCCTGGCGACTGGCTGGAAGCGCAAGGAAAGCCAGTAACGCATAAGCACAACTGATGGCTCTAGGGATTGACAGGGCCTGGGGCTAGGAGGCAGTATTGGCAAGTGTTCTTCACCACCACCATGACCACCATCATTGATCAGCGAGCTTACGGCACCAACGCCTTTGTCAAGTATGACTACGGCATGCAAATTGTCATGAACGCAGGATCTCCTTGCGTGGAATGGAGCTTTCACGTAAAAGATTTGCAGAAATGGCTTACCACCTTGGAAGAAACCATGGTGAGAGAAGAGAATGCTGGCAATCGTCGTGATCTGGAAAGCATGTATTTCAGCCTTAAGGCTGCTCATAATCGCCACTTGGAGCAGCATAAGGAGATTGTTACTGAAGCGCCCACGGCTGATGATCTTCTGGCTTACTTGGCTGACTACGCTGCTGCAGTGGGAGAAAACAGGGCATGATATCCCTACTTATTTGGCTGCTGATGGGTGCCACGGCAGGGTTGGCGATTGTTAACCAGCCTTGGCTAGCGCTGATGACTCTGTCGCTCTGTTTCACACTGAGGTGCTGTTGTAATGACTGATCCGATCACCCCACCACCAGAGCTGCGTTGTCAGTGGCAGTCAGAATCTCCGTTCAGAGTCATTAGTGTTGAACGAGAGGACTACATGATTGATCGCGCCGCCCAATGGGGCGCCGACCAGGAGCTGGAGGCGCGTTGTGAGTGGTTGCCCAGCGATTTGACGATTGACGGACAAGACTTGCGTAGCGTCCGCCGCCCCAAGCCGCCGAGCTTGAAGGAGCAGGCGCTTGCATTGCTTGATGCGCTGCACACTTACAACTCACTTTCTCGGGGTGAGGAGTACATCATCAGTGTTACTAAGGCTGAACTCATCCGCCGCGCCCTGGAGGCGCTACCTGAATGACTGAACTATCGCCACAAGCGCAAGCGGTACTGGATGCTGCTTTCTCTGCCTATTGGTCTGCCGAACAGGAGGCCCCCAACGACGAAGGGATGATTGCCGCCGCCGCCCTGCGAGCGGCTGCTGATCAGGTGGTGCCGGAAGAGCCGCTCTATGGGGGTGATCAGCGTTGGATGTGGGAGCGCGATGCCCGCCAGGCTTGCCGCAAGAAGCTCCTCGCCATCGCCGCCGAGCTGGAGGGTGG